TAATAGCGGTGCTAAGAAAGGTAAGAAAGCTTCAGGCTGTCCTGTTTGTGGATTTTTTGTTAATGGCATTACAGATGCTAAACCTTGCACTTCTGCAGGATTAACATGAAGTAACATATTGTCGCCATAACGACCTTGTGCTGCTACATTTTGGGTTTGTTGTTTTATATCCATTTATCTTTCCTCGGTTGTCTCACAACCAAATATATTAAAACTCATATCTACTGCACTGGTACGAACTTTTATTACATCAGTTTGGTCAAGTGTTATACCTATTACAATACTTAATGAATCATTTGCTGCTACAGATTTATCATAAAATAAAAATTGTTTATCATCTGCACCTGCTCCGCCAACATGAACACTCAATCTAAATGTTATTGCAGAACCTGTTCTATTTGCAGCAACTATAGAACTTACTGTTGTTTGGGTTTTATCTGGCACTGTGTAAAGCACTGTAGTAGTTGTAGCTGCTGGGTCAACTTGTCCTAATACTTTTAAACTATCAGCCACCTGTAACTCCCATTAATAAAAATTGATGTCTTCGCATAGCTTTACTGCTTACGCTATCTTGTTTTCTTTTAGCGTTACCTATATCTGAATTTATATCTTGAAAAGTTTGTTCTATTGTTCTTCTAGTAATAGATTCATTTAACTCTTCATATTCAGGAGTTGTTATAGGTAAAGGTATTGCACTTTTATCTGCCATTATCTTTTACCATCTTGTCTTAATTCTAATCTTATATCGCCTAATCGCCAACCAAAATTACCAGTAGAGTTACTAACTCTTATTGCACTTTGTCTGCTTCTACCTCTGATGTTTGCAAATGTAGAACTAGGTGTAACAGATGTTGTAGATAATGTAGATAAATCTTGTAAAGGATAATCTCTTCCTTTAATTATAAAATCAACTGTATTACCTGTATCAGATGATTTTCTAAATTCTAAGTCTGGTATTAATTTAGACATAAACATAAACTTTTCTCCTGCTGGGTCTAAATCAAAATCAGATGACTCTATAAAAGCAGTAAATCCATTACCATCTGCTAAACAACCAAACTCTTGATTATATAAATGATTTAATCCAGAATCATCATTTTTACTAGCAGCTATAGGATAGTCTAAACTATAAGCTGGGTTCCAAGCTGTTCTAACAAAACCATCGCTTGTTGTTCCTATACTCCAACTATTTTCTAAATAATTATAAGTTACATATCTATCTATTTCTGTTGAACTAGCACTAGGATAAAACCAAATAATTTCATTATACTTAGGATTAGGTGCTGCAAAAACTTTATAAGCTTGTCCTTTATTAAAATCACTAAATATATAATCTAATACTGTGCATGGTAATTTTTGCACTGAACCTGCATATTGATAAAAAGCTCCATCGTCCATAAAGTAAACTATTCCACCTGCAGTAGCTGCACCATTTGGAGATATTAAAGACATACCTGTTGCTATTTCGTTAAAACTAAATATAAAAGGTTGCCCAACAAAACGCATTGAAACTACACCTACATCTGTCCATATAAGTATTTCTTGTCTTGTTTGTAAACCGCCTACTATTAAACTTCCTGTAGATAACCTTACACCACCAGCAGAATTTGTTGCTGTTGGTGTCCAATCTACTGCATTTTCTGCATCTGAAAATCTAACTAATAAAGGGTCAATGGTAGATGAGCCTATTGGATTACAACCTAAAGCTATAACATGGCGGTCAACATCTGACATTAATAATTGAGATACTGCTACTGGTGTATTACTTGCACCACTTCTGCTACTAGCTAATACTGCTCTTGTTCCTAAACCACTAGACTCGTCCCAGTAATATATAGGTCCACCTCTAGGTGCTGCTATAACATCATCTCCAAAATTATCTATTGTCCATAATCTTAATTGATTATTTAAAGATAAAGCTGTTGCAGAACCAAATGTTCCTGCACCCCATGTATCTACACCCCAACCAGTTGATGATACATATACATCTAATCCTACATTAATTTGATAAGTGCCTACTGTAGAACTACCACCATTACCACTATCACTACTGTTTGCAGTTACTTCAGTTCCGCTTGTATCTTTAGCTACAAATGTAAATGTATTAGAAGTAGGTATAGAAACTATTTCATATTCTTGATTTAAAACTGCTGCTGTAATATTTCCACCTAAACTAGCAGCATCACTAAATGTAACAAAATCTCCTGATACTGCACCATGAGAAGTATCAGTTGCTGTAATTGTTGAGCTACCATTAGTTGCTGCAAAAGTTACATCTCCTGCAGATGTTGTGCTTCTAATAGGAGTTATGTCGTTATAAACATCTCCTTCTAACGCATAAAGTTTTTTATGTGTACCTAATATTTTATATTGACTTTGCTCTATATCTTTATATACATGAATTTTTCTGCAAGTTCCTATAAAAGTATTAGAAGAATATTTTTCCCAACCACCTATTTTTTCTGGTCTGCCTTTTCTAAATCTAATTTTATCAGCATCAAACCAACCATTTTCATTAGAATAATTAGTTCCTTCTTTATTTATTCCGGGTTTAAATTTAAACTTTGCAAACGGCATAGTTATACCTCATGCCATTCTTTGCCTTCAAACAATAAGGCTTCTGCTTCTCTTCTTCTTATCAAACCTTGTAATACTTTACCACCTGCTTTATTCCATCTTTTTATTTGTGCAGGTACTCCATCATAATCTTTATTATTTAATACTTTTAACAAAGTAGAGTTTTTTAAATTAGTTGGTCCAAGATTAAATGTCCATGATATAAGAGCATCAAATTGATTTTGTTCTAAATCTACTTCTACTAAATTATTTACAGCTTCTTCAAATACTTCTACATCTTCAAGTAATAACATATCTGCTCTTTCTTGTGATATTTCCATATCCATAGTTACACCATGAGTTGAGCCATATCCGATTGTAGGCACTCCTGCAGCACAGTGATACGCTTTAAGCTCACAACCCTCAAACTTTTTAATTAAGGACAAACCCTCTTGTGATATTTTCATACTATTCTCCTTTGTCGTTGGTGTGAGATGCTCCAAAATAGAACGAAATAATTGCACTTGCGAGTCCTCCTAAATAACCTAACACTAAATTAATTAGTGCTTCTGAATTTTGTTCTGGTGGTTGTAGCGTTACTAAAAATATATAACCAAGAAATCCACCTATAGTAAATAAACCTATAATTCTAGCTGTCCAATCTTTGCTAAACATACCTCTAGCATTTTGTTTATCTGCTACTTCCAACTTAAATACATCAACATCAAGCTCTTTCATTTGAACTTCAAACTCTTGTTCTGCTTTTTTAAGTTCTAACATTTGTTCTGGTGTAGCATTTTGAATTGCTTGTTGTATAGATTTTTGGTCATTAGATACGCCTAATACTTCGGCTATTTTACCCATAGCCATTCCGCCTAAAGGACCACTAATTGCTGTACCTAATGTTGGTGCAACTGCACCTACTATATTTTTTAATAAACCTTTCATAAAACTCCTAATATACTGTATATATGTTAATTGGTTTTTCTTTACCTTTTACATAAATACTTTTTAATTCTTTTAATGTTATTGTATCAATAAAGTTTTTAACATTAATAGTGTTGTATCCTATAACAATATCTTCTCCAACTTCTTTGGTAGAACTTTCTAGCCTAGCAGCAAGGTTAACTGCATCTCCTATAGCCGAATAATCAAACCTTGTATTACTACCCATATTTCCTATTACAGCTTCACCAGTATTAATTCCTATTCCTATATCAATACCTAAATTTGCTTTTTGCATTTCTTCTTTTATTTCTATAGCACATAACACAGCAGATGTTTCGTGATTTGGTAAATCTATTGGTGCATTAAATATTGCCATCATGGCATCTCCAATGTACTTATCTACCATACCACCATACTTTTTAACTGCATCAGCTTGTATAGTTAAAGCTTTGTTCATAATTTCTGTAACTTTTTCTGGCTCTAACTTTTCTGATAAACTTGTAAAACCTCTTACATCTGTAAAAAGAAAAGTACAATACTTTCTTTCTCCACCTAGTTTTAATAATTCTGGATTATCTTGTAATTGTTTTACTTGTCTTGGGTCTAAGTAATGTTCAAACTGTTTCTTGATTTGTTGTCTTAGTTTGTATTGCTCTCTGAATCTTAGATAGAATTGTTGTAATGACAAAAGTGTCATACATGTCATACTCCATGTGACATCAACTAAAAAGCCTCGTGATATTAAATAGT